CCACAGCACCGAATTCACCGAAAGGAGCCAGAGCCTCTTCTGCCGCGCTACCAACTCCACGTAGCGCACCTTCAATCTCCTTACCAGTGCTTTTGGCGACAGCCTCAGCCTTGGTCATGCCAGAGAAGAAACCCGCTCCATCAAAACCTAACGCGACGAGAATGTTGCCAAGGATGTTACTCATTAGTTATTCGGATTACCTCTTGACTCGGAGGATTGAACAACCGTTCAAAAGCTCTCACCTGCTCTTCCGGTGTCAGAGGCGTTAGAACTGATTGCGTAGGTGCCTTGTATCCGGGCACAAAATCCAGCGGTGAGTACGGAGTCGGACGTTTGTCAGGATCACGGTGACAGTTCGCCACAGTGCTTGCCACGATGCCAGCACAGACAAAATCGTGCTCACGTTGCGCATCCAGCCTGTCGTTCAGCAATTGAAACGACTTCAAACTAAGTGCGCCGAAGTCTTCATCTGTCAGCCGCATGTCGATCAGGGCGATAGCCCATAAATCGAGAATGTCTACTGAGCCGTCGCTGGCTGTTCCGTTGTCGTCGGCTCTGTCGTGGGGTCCGCGTCTGCTTGTACCTTCGGCAGCGTGGCGGTGAATGCTTCAAGGCACTTCTCCACGCACAGTTGGTAGTTACCGGGATTCATAATCAGAGCCACTTCGTCAACGGAGACATTGCCCTGATACCGCTGAAGCCCAGCCCAAAGGATCGTCGTCCAATCGCAGGGAACCACGTTCTTTAGTTCCTCTTGGCTGAACATGTTGACGCCGAGCTTTTGCTTGACCAGCCCGATTGCCTTCATATCGAAACAAACTTTTAGATCAACGCTGACTCCATTTGCGGAAAGTGTGAGCGTGACCGAGGGTGCGCCCAGTTGGGCGAAGATGCTTTTATCGAAGCCTGCCATTTAGAAGTTCTTCCTTAAGAAAATCGTGGGTGGGGTGGATGCGGAGGTAGGCGAGCGGTAGTTTGTACCTTCTCGCCCTAACATTCACGTCTCCACTTTCAGTCCGGCTTTACGAGCCAGCGGTGAACGTCGGCTTACCAGTGATCTTCAGCTTGCCGCTGATCTTGCCTTCCTTGTCGTGCGGGAGATCGTAGTCGTTGCTCTGGACATAGGCATTGAATGTCCAAGTGCCGAGGCTCACGGTGTACGTGCCAGCCGGAGGCAGAACAATCTTGCAGGCGACCAAGGTCGCACCATCAAACAGGGTTTGAAGAGCCTGCTGACTCGCGTCGTTGGGAATGTAGTTGCCGGAAAAGCTGACATCACCAGCGTCACGCAGGGTCGCAAGAAATTCGCGGTATCCACCTGTGGACTGCATGTTGGTTACGTCAACGAGGTCCGACTTTGAGCCGGAACGCTGAATGGTTTGGATTTCAGCAATTGGGGTGAACGTCAGAACAGCGGGTGAGCCAACTGGAATTTCAATTTCTAGTTCTGACCCGATTGGTGCAAATGCTTGGGAACCTGAATAAGACATGTCTGTTACCTCTCCTAAGGAGATTGGGTACTCCTACAAGAGGGACAGATAGTTCATTCATTGACCGCTAGGCACTTTCGATAAAGCGGATGTTGAAGTCGCAAATGACCCGGTACATCTGGGGATCGTAGTCAAACTCGTCCACGTCATTGTTCGGTAGGCAAGACTGTATCTGGGTGCCTTCGCTTAGTGTGCCCTTATAACCGTCGAGCAGGTTGTGGACTGCTTGAGCAAGTGCCTTCGCCTGTGGTGCATTCTGACCGTAGCAATCAATCTGCATACGTTTCATTTGAAGTGCATTGACGCCGTCCATCGACGTGAGCGGATTAGTAGCTGCAACGAGAAAGACAATAGCGGGCAGATCGGAGCCTTCAGGCAGCATCATCGGACGAACGCGCTGGTTGCCCACCATCGGGCCGACCGTGGCGTCGTTAATGAGCAAATTTCTTAATCCTTTTTCGATCATCTCGTAACCTCTTGGAATGCCTCACGCATCTTCGCGATAAACGCATCCAGTGCGCTCTGCCCACTGCTCTCGAACGCCGGACGGAGCCAAGGCTTTGCACCCTGATGCTTCGTACCGAATTCCGAGAACATGCCCCAGAAAGCCTTCGCCACAGGGCCGACTTTCACCGAGCCTTTGTCGTACTTGGTGCTGATGCTCGTTGTGGCAGCGATATGATCTGCCAAGAATCCCGGTGGATGACCGTGCGTCTCATCCTCCGACCTTGGAGCACGCTCCTTTGCAGCCAGTCGGAGAACCTCACCAGCAGCCTTCAGTGCATTCCGTACACCTTTCTTGACCAGCTTGTCCGGGAACTCCTGCATTTGCTGGCTTAATTGCTCCAAGCCTTCGATCTTGACGGTGACAACGTCGCCCATTTACACATCCAACTGACCCGCGTCGCGCTCGACACAGAGCAGATTGAGTTCCTTCGTCCGCTCCGTTGGGTTCAACACAGCCTCAATTTTGAAATAGCGATTCTCCGTTCCGTCCGGACCCGCAAACTGGACGCTCATGCTTGAATCAATGCCGGACTGCCAGCGAATCTGGATGTTGTGAGTAACTTCGCCAACCATCTGCTGTGCCTTGTAGAGTTCGCGACCTTGCAGAGCCGTGATCTTCGCCCGCACATTTGCCGCGAACGTAGTCCAGCCCGACAGCCCACCTAAATCGTCGGCTGTGGTGCCATGCGAGAGAATGTTGATGACTTGACGCAGTTCGCCAGAGCGCATGTGTTATCCCTTTGTTGGGCAGAAGTCTTCGACTACGAACGGAGCAATGATGTTCGACACGCCCAACGGAATCTCGGTGAGCCTCAGGTCGGTGACCGCTTCACGGTGTTCGTAGAAGTGAGCAGCCAACTGAAGAATCGCCATCTGTGCCCAGCCGGGTACAAGCGATTGACGGGCTGTTGCCTCAGCCACAGCAGGACTGCCGTTAATCAGTGCCTCGACTGCCGTCTCGTCCGCACAGGATGCCTCGTAGGTGATCTTCACTGCCGTAGGATTGGAGTATTGCGTCCAGGGCCAGAACGTGCCTGAGAGAGGGAGAATCAATGCAGGCTCGCTCCAAGGATTCACTTGGTAGTCGGGTGTCGTCTCCGATAAAGTCTGCGAATTGCCGTTCAAATCTTTGTAGACAATCTGCGAGGAACCTTCGATGAGGTTCGCTCGGTACAGCTTGATCTTCATTGAATCAGCAGTCCACAGACCGTTGAACCAGCCGGGATTCGGAGCCGTGCCCTGCACGTATCCCTGCATCCGGTAGTCGAACAGCGGGAGCCACGCCAGCGTCATCTGGTATTCCTTCTTGATGAAGCTGCGATTCGTCCATGCTTCGATCAGGTCGGTAGCCGCTTGAATGTGAGTGGTGAGCAAGGCATCGTCCAGCGATGTAGACAGGTACAGTTGACTCTTCAGCAAATCCAGAGTGATTGGTTGGCAGATCGCTGGCGTTAGGACTTTGAGTGAAACCATCAGGCTCTCCGTTTGCGAGGACGTGGACCGCTCTTCATCGCGGTCTCTGCGTTGGGAGCGGACATCGCGCACTCCTGTATTGGTTCCGCAAGTCCGCCTTTAATCCATCGCTGAGCCACATCGGAGGGAACATCTACCTGTTCATCACGGGAGAATGAGTACGGGATGTTACGGGCGATGCCCGTTTCTACAAAATTCTTGAGGACTCGCATCTCCATTGGCTTTATCCTTTACTTCTTTTCCATAACGCTGATGAGCGTAGTGAGAGCACCTGTCTGTTTCGCCAGTTCGAGGTTCGCCCGCTGCTGTTCGCTGACCATCGTTTCGATACCAGTCTGAATATGACTCAGGTGATTGGTGCGCTGAATCACGAGTTCATCTTTAATCGTTGATTGCTCAGCCTCGAACTTGGCGATGCGTTCCGATGCCGACTTGAAAACTCTCTGCATAACGTACCCTGCAAGCGCCAGCAGTGCCGTACCGAGTAAGCCTGCTACCCGGTATATCCATGCTGCTGGAATTGCTTGTACCCAGTTTCCTTCCATGAGTCCCTCGCTAATGATCGGGACTCAAGCAGTCCCTAACTATGGGGAGAGCCGTTTAGCTCTCCCCCTGAGTTATGCCAGCGATTAGCTCGCAGCGATGACCAACTGGGTGATTGCCTTGGTGGACGCGGTGACGAGGTTGCCGTCGTAACGTGCCCAACCGAGGAAGCCAACCAATCCCTGATCTGCATAGCGTTCATTCAAACGCTGTACAAACAGACCGTTGACCTTGCGGATGACGTAGCGGTTCATTGCGCCGAACAGACCGACAACATTGCCCGCGCCAATCGTGGCGAGGTCCTGATTGACCGTGAACTCAAAACCGAGGATGCGGTCAGGCAGGTTGCTGGTCGGGTCGGTCTGGAAGATCGGGTGACCGTAGCTGTCCTTAATCAAGCGGATCGCACGGATCGTCTGATCATTGAACTGGAAGCGGCAGGACTTGTCCTTGCGATACAGCGGATCGACCGAGTGAACCGTGTCAACGATGTCATCGTAGATCAGGCTCGTGGTTTGACCAGAGGCGGTCGTGTGACCGGCAGCCGTTGCGGTGACGATACCGTTGGGAGCCGTGGTGCCCGCGCCCGTGGTCAAGTCAGCATTCAAGCCGCGCTCGAAACGGACAACGAACTCGTCCTTCAACCACTGGTCGATGTTGAACGCGCTGTCTTCTAGCTGCTCGATGGTTGCCTGCACGAGCGTGCCGTACTTGAACGCATTCAGTGTCAAGTGGGTGACGTTCGGGTTCAAGCCAGTGAAAGACTGACCTTCACCAACGATCACAGCCTTGTTAGCCGTGTCATCGACCATGGGCCAGAGCAGCGGGTTGCCGCTGTCGGTCGGGTAAAGACGGCAAGCTTCCAGCATTCCGCCAGTCTGCTTCAAGGCTTCGTCGAACTCATAGCTGAAACCCTGAGGAACGAAGTATCCAGCAGCCGGGTTTGCGACCTGCAAAGGAGCGTAGGTACGACGCTCTGCGTCGATTGCGGTCATGATCGCACGGCTTTCCGGCTTCATGTCGGACTTACCGTTCTTCAAGAAGTCGGCGAATGCCGCGCTGTGCTGAGCTTTGCGTTCGGCAGCGTCATCCGACAGAACTTTGTCTGTGGACTCAACTCCCGGTTGTGCGGTGGAAACTTTCTTTGTAGAGGCGCGGAGTTCCTTCTCAACGTTGTCGGAACGCTCGATAAGCTCGTATTGCGCCTTCAGCGCCTCGGAGTCGTCAATCATCTTATTGACGGCTGTGCGCTCTTCTGCGGTGAGCGAAGCCTTTTCGACTTCTGCTTTGATCTTTGCTTCGAGAGCAGCACGGCAAAGAACTCCTCGAAGGACTTGAAGCGAAACTCAATGCCACGCCCGCCGTAGTTCCTGTAATCGTCGTTGTTCGGGTTCGTGCAACGCTGCTTCGCATTCGTATAGGACGTGTACTCAGGTCGCCCCGAACGCAGATGTGTCTGCGTCCGCTCTCGTCTAAAGCAGCCGCAACTGGAGGACGACTGCAAGTTCGAGGCATTGGCTGTGTGTTCGTTTCCACAATCGCAAAGACACAACCATCTACTCGCGCCGACATACCTCAGCACCACGCGATGTCCGAATCGCTTTCCTGTCAGGTCAATGAGTCTCATTCGCTTGTAAACTCGTCCATCGGGTCGTCGGGAATGATCGGCTCCAACTTGATCCGCGTGCGAGCGAGCGGAGTCATCGCGAGTTGCTGAAGCAGGATGGTCATCCGCCGTTCGGCTGAGTTAAACTGCGCCACAGCCGGGTGCGGTCGGATCATGCCGTTCGGTTGTTTGTAAGTGCGTCCTTCTTTACGGATAGTCTTACGAGCCGCCATATAATCCGCGAATGCCTCGCAATAGAGCCGGAGCACGGAGGCATCCAATTTCGTGAGCACTCCCGCCCGCATCAACTCCGGGATAATCCGCTTCCACTCTTTGCGAGCGAGCGCAGACATTCCGGTCGGCATCTCAGGCTCATGTGCCGGGATCAAGGTGCCCACTGCGGGACTAGGTATCTTCGGAGGAGGTCCGCTCATTTGCGCACCCCAATTGCTTTCAAGAACTCGATAGGTACTTCCGAAATCGGACATCTGGGGAATTGCTTGGAGCCGAGATTCGGTGGGCAGGTAGAGTCAGGGTGTGCTCGTGCCACAACCATCTGACGACCATCCTGTGAGTCAATAGCATTGAGTTGCAGCGCATGAGACGATAGGTCGGAATCCTCGCCAATCCACTTGTTCGAGTCGAACTTGTTCTGCTCCCAGAATGACTTCAGGTAGCACTGCGAGGTTCCGCTGGCGTAGGGTTGGACACCAAGGTAGTGGTAACTAGGTTCTTTGTCGGAACTGGTTGGTGTACCCCAAAACGTGATGGCGTGATAACCGACGAAAGGCTTGCCCGTCTGCTCCATGAACGCGAGTTGCGACTCGATGCGAGTGGGAGCGTACCAATCATCGTCATCGAAGTGCAGGATCACTTCGCCGCGTGCTTCCTCGCAGCAAAGGTTCCGCTTTAGTCCGGTGGGCCGAGTCTTCCGGTGCGCCCGTCCTTGCGGATCAACGTAAGGTTCCAGCCGGATGTACCGAATACGCGCATAGTCTGGAACCGGAGTCGGCTGTTCACCGTCGTCAACGATTAGCAGTTCGGAATCAGTGAAGGTCTGCGAAAGGAAGCATTCGACCGCGAGTGGAACCCACTTCGGTCGATTGGCGGTCGGACAGATTGCAGTGACAGTTGGCATCTACTAATGGCTGTGAAAATCGGTTTTCAACATTTAGAGCGTGCGTTTTGCGGCGCGTCGGTCTGCGGACATTTCGCATGAAGGAATTCATACCCCCCAACCCTATCGTTGGTGTCCGAATGCTCCGTCTTCCTCTGCCGTCTTGGTGTTATGGCAAGCGGCGCACAAACCTTGCAGGTTGCTCTCATCGAAGAAGTCACCACCGTTGCAGACCCAGAGCCGCGCTGGCATCTTGTGATCGACTACGGTAGACAGAGCCTTGCATTCACACACTCGTCCATCCAT